CCAGTAGCAATCCCTTTCGTTAACCTATAAACAAATCCCGAACCAGGAATTACAATATGTTTACAAACCATACTGGATAAACAATAATAAAACATTTTATCCATAAACTTCCACTTCTCCGGAAAACAGAGTCTCAATATGCCAAAAGCAACAACAATCTGGTGCTCATCAACATGGTTGTCGTGACCCGAGAAATCAGCGTTAAAAACAATTGTAGTATGAGGATCTCTTTGTAATTCATTAACAATGTTAACATAATTCCTTTGTTCAAGAGACCTACCAATAAAATTGTAACCAGAGTTTAACCTCTGAAAACCTTTCGTCAAGGGAGTCGCGATACTTTGGCATAAAAGAGTAGGTATATCCTCCATCATAAGCACGACCCGAGTCTTTAATAATTTAAAGTCGTCACTATAAGAAACCCTCTTCTCCCTTCCCCCAATAGTAATGAGAGAGAGATCGAAAACTTGTTTATAACGTTTAATAATATAACGAAAATAATGTTTACAGAAGGTCTTACTGAAACCAGCCGTCATTCTCTTCTGACTATAAAACAATTTAGAGGTCAACAAGCCAGGAAAAGCTTTACCTTTTGTCAAAATTCCATTAATCATTTCTATATTCCAGTATTTGATAAAGGGTAATTGAAAATCTATACCTACTCTGGAAAAAACGCCATCTATAAGTTCCCCCGCTTTATAAAAGATAGGTTTCGGAGTTGCCATATCAATTAAATTCTGATTAGAGAATTTCCAAGAACCTGAAAGGACTTCTTTCTGAGATTGTCCAAACATATCATATTCAAAATCATTTATAAAACTCTTAAGTACAAAATCATCTTGAAAATAATCTCTTTTATCAGGTCGAAAAGGGATTCCACCTTTAAATACTCCAACTATTTTACTAACCGAAGTCAAAGGCAATGGTAATCCTTTCTCAAAATAATTGTCTAGAGTAACATCTTTTAAATAATCCTTGAGCCTAACCTTTGAAAAATCGAAGTCAAAAATTTTAATACCTACACTACCATTTTCACTGTAAAGTTTGTAATTCTTAAATCTTTTAACCACACCTTGAATTCTAAATTTAAAAGGTATGGACTTGTTCAAAATATTGTCACCAATGGTACAAATCGCACGAAGCCAGCTATTAGCACGACGGGGTTGCACCCCCATATACTTAAACTTAGATCGAGGATCGACATAAGGACTTTTATCTAGAACAGGTTTATGTGTTTGAAACCACTTTTGTGTAAAATTAATAACTCTATTCTTGTGGTAATGATGTCGATCTACCAGATCCACTTCGTTAACTACTTTTCAAAAAGCATTCCAATTAATTCAGATAAGGATATTTCTCCCTCAGAAAACTCACGGAACTTATTCTCTTTGAACTTTAATAACTCCTTACTCATAAAAGACTTAGCTTCCTCTTTTGTATTATACTCAAAGGCCTTTAAATGAATTTCTAATGGAAGCATTTGAGAGTTGAATAATTCGAAGACCAATTCAGGTGTAGTTTCCAACACGGAAACTAACCTATCCTTATGTCTTTCATCTAACTTAGCCATCTCAAGTTTAGCTTTATTGGATATAATATTAACTTGATCAGAGTATTCTTTATTCATTGTCTTTAATAAACGGAAATTCTCTTGAACTTCTGAGGTCCAATCACTGGCATCTTTACCAGCAGCTAGAAACCACTCAGGAGCTTCTTTATAAAGAATGAACTCAGATACTTTGTTCTTAAACCA